CCGCTTGTTCCGCTTTCTCCACTTGAACCTGATGTCCCACTAGTTCCTGAAGAACCTGAGCTACCACTTGAACCTGATGTTCCGCTAGTTCCTGAAGAACCACTTGAACCTGATGTTCCGCTAGTTCCTGAAGAACCGCTTGAACCTGATGTTCCGCTAGTTCCTGAAGAACCACTTGAACCTGATGTTCCGCTAGTTCCTGAAGAACCACTTGAACCTGATGAACCGCTTGTTCCGCTTTCTCCACTTGAACCTGATGTCCCACTAGTTCCTGAAGAACCTGAGCTACCACTTGAACCTGATGTTCCTGATGAACCGCTAGTTCCTGAAGAACCGCTTTCTCCACTTGAACCTGAAGTACCTGATGTTCCTGATGTTCCGTTTGTGCCACCTAAAGCAATTAATGACCAATCATTATTAACATTAGGCGCTGGTTGGCCTGAAGGTATAGTAGTTCCAGCAATGTATGAACTACCACTATAATAAACAACATCATTAAGACCATATGGTGTACCTGAATTCCAACCCCCTAAAAAATTAAAACCTAATCCACTAGTTCCTGAAGAACCTGAAGAACCTGAAGAACCACTTGAACCTGAAGAACCTGATGTTCCGCTAGTTCCTGATGAACCTGATGTTCCTGAAGAACCACTTGAACCTGAAGAACCTGATGTTCCGCTAGTTCCTGATGAACCGCTTGAACCTGAAGAACCTGATGTTCCGCTAGTTCCTGATGAACCACTTGTACCACTTGAACCTGATGTTCCTGATGTTCCTGAAGAACCGCTTGAACCTGAAGAACCTGATGTTCCGTCTATACCTGAAGAACCTGAAGAACCACTTGAACCTGAAGAACCTGATGTTCCGCTAGTTCCTGAAGAACCGCTTGAACCTGAAGAACCTGATGTTCCGCTAGTTCCTGAAGAACCTGATGTTCCGCTAGTTCCTGATGTTCCATTTCCCCCACCTGTTATATTCACCAATACTGTAGTTCCTGAAATACTTGAAACTGTCGCACCGCTAAATTGAATTTCTGTAACACCCGAAATTGAGGTTGTCCCATCGCTTATTGTTGTTAAACTAGATGAACCTGATGTTCCTGATGAACCACTTGAACCTGAAGTACCGCTTGAGCCTGAAGTTCCTGATGAACCGCTTGAGCCTGATGTGCCCGAAGAGCCACTTGACCCTGACGTTCCTGATGAACCGCTTGAGCCAGATGTTCCTGAACTACCTGAAGTTCCACTTGTTCCAGAACCCCCTCCCCCTGAAGTTATTCCCGTAATAGAAATTGTACCACCTGTTGAATTAAATAAATCTAAAGTACTTGTGCCTGAATAATATGTTCCACCTGTAATTGTGACACCTTCAATAGTATCAACATCTCTAAAACCAACTTCTGTTGTCCCACTATTATAAACTAAAATTTGTGGTAAATCATTGTATGTGAAACCACTTTTTACGTAGAATTTTCCATCTACTATAAGACCATTTTTAACTTTAAATTCGTGAGCCATTTTTATTTTTTATATAAATATTTTTAATTTTTAACTTACTGGAGTAGGTGTAGGTGTTGGTGTATTAGTCGGAGTTTCCGTTGGTGTTACAGTTGCAGTTGGTGTATTAGTTGGTGTATTAGTCGGAGTTTCCGTTGGAGTTACCGTTTGGGTATTTGTCGGAGTTACCGTTGGCGTATTAGTAGGTGTGGTAGTTGTGGTAGGTGTTGGTGTCGGTAATGAACTACAAGCACCAATTAAATTAGCATTGATGTCAACATTTCCACCATTATTATATGAACCACATTGTGCACAGAATGTTCCAACTACTTGATTGTCAGCCGTAAATGTTTGTGATTGTGGGTTACCATAATAATCTAACCATGTTACAGTGTATGATGGAGGCGCTGTAAATCCTGTACCCGTATAATTAAACTGATACTGACAACCATACAAATATGGTGTTGAGCTAGGTGTTACAGTATTGGTTGGAGTTATTGTTGGTGTTACCGTATTGGTTGGTGTAATACTTGGTGTTACCGTATTAGTTGGTGTTACCGTATTGGTTGGTGTGTTAGTAGGTGTCGGAGTTTGTGTTGACGTAACACTTGGCGTTGGTGTTGGAGTTGTTGAACTTGTGCTTGGCGTTGGTGTAACAGTACTTGTTGGTGTTGGAGTTGGTGTTGCCGATGGTGCTGGGTTAACACAAGTTGAACCAATTGTATTCTTAACATAATTCAACTGCCAATCATTGCTTGGGAATGTTCCCAAAAATCTAATTAAACCTGAATTAATATCAGCACTTAATATAACATCATCAGTATAACCCAAATCTAAGGTACATACTTCAGTCCAATCTACATTTGTTCTATCTGTTATAATTGTAAATGTTCCCGCCCTGTAATTGTCACAGTTTGTTAAAATGTAATTATAAAAAATACCTGTAACCCCACTCGTAGGTTCGGTATCAATAACTCTTAATCCAGTATCTAAATTTGATGTTTCACCATAACTAATATGGTCCAAAGTTGTAAATCCTGAAATGTTAACAGTTCCACCCGTCGAATCGTATAATACAAGTGTTGCACCGCTTAAGGTTCCACCTGTGGTATAAACATCCGTAAATCCTGAAATATTAACAGAAGAAGCGTCACTACTATTAATTGTTAATGTACCTGTATTCTTGTTAAAAGTTCCACCTGTAACTGTGGTTCCACCTCCACCACCTGATGTAAATCCTGTAATTGAAATTGTTCCACCTGTTGATGTGTATAAATTTAATGTTGTTGTTCCTGAGTCGTATGTTCCACCCGTAATTGAAACACCACCACCTCTATAAATTCTCCAATTGGCGTTAGAAGCTGTTACCCCTGATACACCTTCAATTGTTGAACCTGTCCAAGAATTAATAAATGCGGTACCTGCGGCTGAACGAGTATTAACAGTTGTTGAATATGTACCTTGTGTAATTGCTGAAACACCTGTCAATCCCGTAATTGAATTCCATAATGACTCGTAGTTTGGTATATTATATTGATAAGTTTGTTGTGTTTCGTACACATAAACCAACATACCTAATCTTCTTCTTCCTGAAGAAATATTATCAGAGTTTAATGTTAAAGTGTCAGGTAATGCGGGTATAGTTCTTTTAGAAAATTGAATTGGTATGGTGTTTCCAGAATATTCAATTGACCCGGAAGCATTATTAGTTGTCCAACCCAAATCGGACATACTAAATACTTCCATGTATCCACCAGTTTGGAGAACTGAAAAGTTAGTACCAAATACTTTACCAATGGCAACCGAATCAGCACCTGTTAATTGTGATGAACTTAAAGGATTTTTATATGGAAAACTCATTTTGTTCTTTATTATGGGGTTAATGAATATTCATTTCCTTTATAATACCAAGTATTAGTGTTTGGAAGTCCTGTCATATTACTAACAACATACATTCTATATGATGTATTTGCAAATACAGGACCAACATAATTTATAATTGCTGAACCACCATTATAATATACTGTACTATCCATTGTTAAAGTTGTACCAGGTGGACTTGATGTACCTTGATTTATTTTCTTTTCGTATCCAACTAAAGTTGATGTTGGTACTAAAATAATATGTGATGCACTTCCATTACCATAAATACCCCCTGAAGGAACAGTACCTGTTGGTATATTAAATTCATCAAATAAATTTGAAGTTATTGTTAATTGTCTAACCGCTGGAAGACCTGTAACTCCAGATACCGCATACATATACATCCAATTAACAATATCCGATACCGGAGTTGTAGTTCCCAATTGGTTAGGTACCGTAGGAAATCCATACCAAAATGTATTTCCCGTATTAAACAAATACAAATTAATATCTGAGTATATTGAACCGCCGCCATCATCGGGTTGTATGAATAACAACGCTGGTGGTAATACAGGGCTAGCGGTAGGTGTTGGTGTCTTAGTTGGTGTTACGGTATTAGTTGGTGTTACCGTTGGCGTCACAGTGTTGGTTGGTGTTACGGTATTAGTCGGTGTTACAGTGTTAGTTGGCGTTTGAGTGTTAGTTGGTGTATTAGTTGGAGTAATACTTGGCGTTACAGTGTTAGTAGGTGTATTAGTTGGTGTATTAGTTGGAGTCTTAGTTGGTGTAACCGTTGGCGTATTGGTTGGGGTTTCAGTAGGTGTTACAGTATTTGTTGGAGTATTGGTTGGCGTATTAGTTGGTGTCTTAGTTGGAGTAACAGTATTAGTTGGTGTTACGGTATTGGTTGGAGTAACGGTATTGGTAGGTGTATTAGTTGGTGTAACCGTATTAGTTGGTGTAACTGTTTTAGTAGGGGTAACCGTATTAGTCGGAGTAACAGTGTTAGTAGGCGTTACGGTATTGGTTGGTGTGTTAGTTGGCGTTACCGTATTAGTCGGAGTAACAGTATTAGTAGGCGTTACCGTATTAGTAGGCGTTACCGTATTGGTTGGCGTTACTGTGTTAGTCGGAGTAACAGTATTAGTAGGCGTTACCGTATTAGTCGGAGTAACAGTATTAGTAGGCGTTACCGTATTAGTAGGCGTTACCGTATTAGTAGGCGTTACCGTATTAGTAGGCGTTACCGTATTAGTCGGAGTAACAGTATTAGTAGGCGTTACCGTATTGGTCGGCGTTACCGTTTTGGTCGGCGTTACCGTATTGGTTGGCGTAACTGTATTAGTAGGTGTAGGAGTGCTTGTTGCTCCCGAGGCTGGTGTAACGGTTGGTGTTGGAGTTGGTGTTGGAGTTGGTGTAACGGTTGGTGTTGGAGTTGGTGTTTCACATCCTGTTTGGTCGTCGTTGTATAATAAAATGCTTTGACCTGCAACCATATTAACTCTTGTAACACCTGATACTATAGGTGTTCCTGATGTTGAACCTGAGTAAATACTGAATGGTCCTACCGCATTAGATTGATTAGAAATCCTTACTATATATGTTTGGGCACATGATGAAAAACTTACTTGTGATTCAACTGTTAAGTCTGAACACCCTGGTGCGTTATTTACAATATAAATGGATACGGTATCTAAAGATGGCATAATTATTATCTTGGTTAATACATAAATACAATTAAAATCAGTTTAATATTGTGGAACAATTTATTTTTTTAAATTGTTTCAATGTATGGTGCGAACCCACATGTTAAATCAGGTTCAACAACTACACAAAATGTGCACTCAGCAGTATTAATTATGACTTGGAAACTACAAGTTAAGTCACATGTTAATATTTTTCTAATCACACAATTATTAGCATCAATCATCTTAATCATGATTTGTGGCGCTAAATTAAATAAACTCGGTAATATAAAAATTGGGTCAGGTGAATCAGTTGATACTGACCCCAATAAAGAACAATTATTTTCGTATATGTCACAAACGTAAAAATCATACGGTGACGTTCCTGTTATTGATTGTATGGTTAATCTTGCTGCCATTACGATTCACAAATAATATTATATTGAATTCTCAACCCCATGATAAATTCAGAATCACTTAATGTGTTTTGATTACCATTACAATAAGATTTTACTTCAACTGTATTTGTTGATGGGTTGACAGTATAACTTCCGACACCCGTAATTCCTGATAATATACTCTCCAAGGCATCTACCCATTCAGATTCTGTTGGTACATCATTTAATGTTGTTCCTGTGTAAAAACTTTTTTGGTATGTGTGACCACTAATCTCAATTGTAGCAATATAAGTAGCTGCTGATAAAACACAATTCGTATTACCTGTGGTTAAATCGTAAAACCCTTCATTAACCATTGTTTCAAAATCTCTTTTGTTGTTAACTGTGGTTGTAAATCCATTACTAATAATTGGTATAACTTGATAATTGTTAACAAATGGTGTACAAGGAACGGTAACATTTCTTGTTAAAATACAGTTACTTGAATCTAAAACAGTTAAAGTATATGTTCCACCAGTTAAATTTGAAATGTTTGGACCTGATTCAGTTATTGGGACGTTGTTTGACCACTGATAAGTAAACGGTGGTGTACCTGAAAATACACTGACATTAATTGTTCCACCTGAATTACTATCACCACAACTAGTACTACTCATTCCAAAGTCTAATGAGTTAGATGCACCGATTGAAAATGATTGGTATACTGAACAGTTATCAGCATCTCTTACTTGTAATGTATAACTACCTGATGATAACCCATTAAATGTAACTGCGGATTGTGGTACATCAATGTATTGAATTACAGGTACATTATTTTTAGTTAAAATCATATCCAACACACCTGTGTATCCGGTACCAACTTCTAAATAACATGAACCGTTATTTTGTCCACAAGTAGTACCTGAAAGTATTGTTGTTAAACTAAATTTGTCTGTAGTATATAATGTGACCTCTTGTGTGAATACACAACCATTAGTGTTAGTAATTATTATTGTATAATCACCCGAATCTAAATCATTATAATTTTGAGAAATTGATGTTGTTGTAAATGATTCAGTACTTGAATCAGGCTTAACTAATGTATATGTAAACGGTCCATTACCAACAACATTAATACTAATTGTTCCACCACTTGCAGAACATGTTGAATTTTGTGTTCCAATAGATAATACTGAAAATCCTGCATCGGCTTGTAAATATGTACTACCAACTACCGAACACAATGTTGAGTCGGTAACAGTAAAAATTGCTGTTCCTGGCGTAAACCCAGTAAATGTTAGATTGGTCGCATAACTAATTAAAGTTGTTCCATTACTACCTGAATAAAAATATGGACCAGTTCCACCTGTAATAATTAAATTAACGGAACCATCAGCAGCAAAACAACTTGGACTAACTGTTTGAAACGACACCATTTGTAATGGGTCTGCTTTAACAACTTCTACGGCCTTGGTAACACTACACCCCGCAGAGTCAGTTACTGTAACACTATAAGTTGATGCGGTTAATCCTGTTATTGTTGTTCCCGTTGAACCATTACTCCAAAGATACGTAAATGGTACTGAACCCGTTAATCCTGTAATTTGTAATTTACCTGTCGCTCCAAAACAATTTGTATCATTTACAATAAAAAATCCATAATCAACAGGAGTTGATGAATTTACAATTACAGATTCTGAATATCCTGAACAACCTCCATAATCTTCATAATATGTACTATAAACACCAGGTGCTAAATTTATAAAAGAAACATCACCTGTTGTGGTAATTGCCGATTGGATTAAAGTTGTCCCCGAATAAATATTAACAGTAATTGGGTATGCGGTTGACGCTCCACTGATTGTAACCACCCCATTATTTTCTCCACAAGTAGTTGCACTAACTGAACTAACACTTAAACAACCACCGCTTGATACTATAATGTTGATGTAAAATTCATTATTAACATCACCCAAAGCATCGTTAGCTCTTACAATATAAACACCAGCGTCTAACCCTGTTTTAGTACTACCTGTTCCAATATTTGGGCTGACCCAATCAATTGTATATGGTTCAACACCTCCCGAAAGAGATATATAGATAGCACCACTACCATTACTTGTACAATCTCCCGTTACTGAAAACTCATATTGAAAATTTGCCATTATCCACAAGAAATATTTGCGTTTATCCCTATATTAAGAGTGAGTGTTTTGTTTTTAAATAATTCCATACAACCTGAGTTTGATATTATAATTCTTTCTGAATTAACATTATAGTTTAATCCATATTGGTAAATAGTTGATAGGTAAGTATCCAATCCGTCAATCCATTGTTCTTCTGTTGGTACACCTGTTATTCCATACCCTGTAAAGAATGGTTGTTGTACTAATATTGTGTCATCTAATCTTAAATCAATATACCAAACTGAGGTTATTGAATTAAGGTCACAGTTTTGTAATTGGTATCCTTGTGTTGCCACAACACCATTTAACGCTGTGTATAACGCATCTGAGAAAGAGTCAATTGTTGAGCTGGTTCCACTCCAAGGAATTGTTGCCCCTGATATTGTTTCATCAATACAATCGTAAGCATATAGAACACCGTTTGCCGTACAAGGTACACATGGTACCGCAATGAACTGACAACCTCTTTGTTTTCTATAAACATATTTTTGTCTATGGAAGGCTGAGTTTTCGTATTTTATTCCACCATTCCAAATGGTTGATGATGGAATTACTTGTTCCACTAATTTTGTCCAATAACTACCAAGTCCAATTGAATAGTCAATCATTTTTTGGTAAGTGTATTTTGATGTATCAACACCCGCTAGTTCTAATGACTGTAAATAATTCCAATACACTAATTGAAGTGTTGGGTATCCTGAAGATTTTCCATCGTTTGTGAACCATCTGTTTCTAACATTAATCATGTTATGGTAGAATGATTGGGCGAACTCGGCAAATGTCTTTGTTTGTGGCTGTGGATTTATAACCGTCCAATCAATATTACCAGGTGATGGATATGGTGTTGTCAATCCTGTATATGGAATTGGGTAATCATATTCATTTGATTGTGACCAAACATCATAAGTAATACCTTGTCCAACATTTAAAAATAAATCAACATTTTTAACGTTTAACACTAAACTATTATCAAGTTCAGTTTGTACTCCACCAGCTAAAGATTTTTGGTTATCTTTATTAGCACTAATGTTAAATCCTAAACTACCCATATTTGGAAAGTTTCTGTATCTTTGTAAAAATTGTTGTCCAAATGACGGAGCTAATTGTGTCACTTGTGTATTTGGGCTTGTTCCTGTAAATGTTAAAGTTGAAACTTGAACTACGTTTTCACTAACGTGAAATGAATTTTGTTCGTACCAACCTTGTCCTTGTTGAAAAAAGAAATTTGTTGTTTGGTCAGGTGTCTTAGGGTATCCGTCAATGTTAATTGGATAGTCGGTAATTGAAAAATCAGATACTGATGATGCCAAGTTTGTTGTAAATGCACTAAATGTCTGTCCTTTAATTTTATATTCTGAACCAGGTAAATAACCAGGTAATTGTTGTAAATATGTTCCACCCGAAATTTGAACATATTGTGTTATGAAATCCGCATATTTTAATTTCCTATCTGCGGTGTATATTGTTTCATTGAATTCAACTAAAGCGTCGGGTGCACCAACTGTTCTCATTAAAAATTCAACAGACTGTCTTGTACCTTTTGAACGGAATAAATTTGATGCGTTTAATATTAATCTTCTATAATATTCAAAGTTTAATTCTGATGGTGTTTGGTCTCTTGTCCAACCTTCATAAATTGATTTGTTTTTAACACCATAAATTGCAGTTAAAAAATCCTCATTAGTTATTGGTGAAATACCAGTGTCCCAACCCAAAGTTTTGGCCAAATAAACCAACAATGCAGATGGTATATCATTTTCAGGAACATAACCCACGGATGTCATTGTTGCCAATGAATCAATAAAAACTTTTGTTTCATCAAAACTTCTACCGTATATTTGTAATACTTTATCAACCTTTTGGTCTTTTGTATCAAATTCGTGAAAAGCATCTGTGGTTAAAAATCTACTAATTAAATTTGTTTTAAAAGTATCAAGTTGTTCACCATATGAACTTAATGTTTCTAAGTAAGCTTCATAGGCGGTTGTTAGAATATCTAAATTCCAAACACCCAATAACGGCCAAGTCAAAAATACATATGACGTATAAAAAGTTCCATTATCAGTTTGTTTTGGAAGTTTAAACTGAGCAGTATATTTTGGAACAATAAATCTATTTAATAAGAATTTTTCAACAGCATCAAAATCATTTTCAAAAACCATTTCCGTTTTCATTTTGTTTGGTCTCATTACCAAAGTTTTTGTTGTTGTATTAACATTTGAAAAGGGATTGCCACTAACAATAACTGATATTGTACCAGCGTTTATTGATGTTGATGGTGTGAATAAAAGGAATTGGTATTCAGTTGAGCCTGTTCCAATAAATAAAGAATAATCTTTATAGTAATTTGTCATATCTCTTAACGGACTAACAGGTGTTGGTCTAAGAGCTATATTTCTTGCTGCGTTTTGTGAAAAATCAATATCAAAAATATTTTTAATCCTTGATACGTCAACATCAAAACTTGTTGTATTTTCGTTTTGATTATAAACAATATTTGTTGCTGTATTTGCGGTACTGTAATCAAAATAAACTTCATCAACTTCAATCGCCGCTGGAAAGAAATTAATAATTTGTGTTACCGATGCTGAAAATCTTTTGGTTAGTGAACCGTATAATGTAAAATTGGTTACCTCAGTTAAATCATATGATGGATAAACTTTAAGGTCAACCGATAATGCCTTTTTTGCTTCTTCTACATCAACATTTAAATCACTTAAAGTAATTGGATTTGAAAAAACTCCCGATTGATAATCTTTATCAATTTTTTCAACAACTCCGTAATTCCAAACAAAATTGGTATTTGTTAATCCACCACCTTGCGTAGTCTGAAATCCAACTAAATCTTCGTTGGGATTAATAAAACCTGCGCCAGTATTTGGAACTACTATTTTAGCCATTATGGTATGATGTTGTCAAAACTAACACTAAAGTCAATGTTATTGTTTCTATCTTGACGAACCTCATATAACAAGTCGTTAAAGTCACTTCTAATTTCAAACAAGTTGTATTGTTTGTAAATTCTATTATCTGAGTCGTAGATAGTGTATAATCCAGTATCAATTGCTTTGGTCTGATTACCATAAAGAGCGATTGCAACACTGTTTAAGTCGTATTCCGCCATTTCAATTTCAACAGTAAATGGGTTAAAGAATGTATTTGTTAAAATAACTTGTTGCCCTGGCTGTCCAATATAAGGAACTGCGTTTGGATTGTTTGACGGAGCACTCGAAGGTGATACCGTTGCAAATACTAAGTTTCTTGCACTTGGTGAATCAATGTATCTATATCTAACAGAGTTTGTGTTACCCGCCGCAGGGTTACTAACGACAGTATCAACAAAAAATGATGAAGTTATAATTCTATAAAAATTTGGTATCTTTGTACCATCTGTGTTTAAATATTCAATACGATATCCAACCAATCCTTGAGACACAAATCTATTTCTAAATGCTGAAGGTACGTTGTTTGTATCCACCACAACACCTTTAACACTTGGTAATGCTGATAAAACACCGCAATCAGTTAATGTTGTTCTGATTTGTGCCGGTCTAATCATTAAAGTGTAGATACCAATTTTGTTAAATTCAGTTGCTGGTAGTTTTAAATTATAAAGACCCCCCAATATTTCATTTGTATTACCACCTGTACTTGCGTTATTAAAATACGGCGTTAATATCTGAGATGAGTTAAGTTTTTTAATTATTGGTGTTGACGTAAAATCTCGTGACGGTGTATACACCATGATGATTTCTACATCTTCAGGTGCCATGTCGGCTGGGCGAGTTATACCATATGTTCCTAGTGCCATTTTATTGTTCTGTTAGTTTGAAGTATCCATATCCGTATTTTATGAGGTCACCAAGATTGTCAACTTCACCTAATCTAAGTAAACTTTCCGTTCCTGATAATTTGCCCCTGTTAATAAATACATTTGATTGTATTTCTGTTGCGTTTACCATACCAATTAATATTTCTTCTTTAACAATTGGCACTGGTGTTATATTATTTTCGGTCAATCCTGATGAGTTTGCAATGAATAATGTATACCCTTGTGGGAAGTCATAGTATAAAGTATTCAAATATGTATAACCTGTGTAATCAGGTCCCAAGTTTTTTACATATCCAACAATTTCACCTTTTTGAATTACGGGTGCTCCTTCAATATAAGGATTAGGACCATATTGTTTCAATTGTGTTATTTTTGAACTTGTAAATCCTGATACCAAAAATGGTATTGTTGTGTAATTTGAAGATATTTGAGCTTGAATATTGTTTTCACTGTCTCCTGTGAATATCCATTTATACGAAACTGGTGTTCCTGACCAATATCCATCACGAGGAACAAAATAATATTCTCCCTCAGGATTATCAAAACTTATTTCAGTATATGGCATTGTTATATTTTTTGTGGTAACTGTTGTACCCCAAGCTGCGGTTCCACTTAATCTAACTTCATATGTTTTTGGTGTACCACTTGTAAGTGGTGGATAATCATGTGATGTGTAATCAGGATATTTTTTTATAATTGTTTCTGTTGGTTGGTTATCACCCCAATCAACTTCGTAAACAATATCTTGAGCCAATACTTCTGATGTATTATAAAGATATAAAGTATATGCTGAGTTTCCCGTTACACCACTATAAATAAAATTGTTATTAATATCTTTTTGATATATCGCACCATCAAAACCTGAGTAATATCCAATGTCTTTGTATGTTTGTTTGAACATAATAGGAATTGTTAAACCTGTTAACATTGATGTACCATTGGTTCCACCCGATAATAAATAAGTTAATCCCGTCCAAGCAGGTTCACCTCTACCACCACCATCAGGATATGGAACATAAACATCAACTTTGGCCGATTCTAAAAATTCTTGGGATACTACTATATTATATTGTTCTGTGTTCATGGATTAACATATTCATACCATTTAATAGGGTTATAATCAGTACCTACTTTGGTCAATGGATTTAGTTCATTATCTAAAAATACCTCATAGGTATAATCATCGTAATTCAAGTTAAGTGTATAGTAAAAATACGTTTCTTGTGAAAAGTTAAATTTATTATCTATTGTACCTTGTGGCGAATTCATCATTCTTTTAAATCCACCAATGCTAGCATCATAAAATTTTGCAGACATGTATAAGGTATTAATTTCAGGATTAAAAAATTCAGGTGATTTTAACCAATAAACAAAATACCCTTCCTTGTCACCAGTAAAGTTTAATTGATATTCAGGTTTTCTAATGGCGACGGTGTTTTGTCCAATTACCGCAGAGGTTGTTAAACCTTGTTGTGTTGGAATTATAATTGTTAATAAATTTTGTTGTGATGTACTTTTTTTAGAATCATAAAAATCTAATTTAAAATATGATTTTGAAAAAGAATTATCATTATAATAAATTTGTCTACTTGTAAATCCGTTTGCTCTATAATCGGTAACCCATGCCGTATTTGTTGTTGTTGCGGTTATTGATGAATCTGTTGTTGCCGAATAAAAATAAAAATCATAATGGGTACTAGTTTTTGGGTCAACATTAATAATCTGAGGAGCCCAACGTGCGTGTGAATATCTTATGGTTTCAAAATTATCAATTGGGTTAACTGCTTTTTGAACAATTTCATTTTCAAAAACATCAATGCTTTCATTTACACCATTTAAATCCCATGTTGTTAAGATGGGTGTCTGTAACGCCAAATCAATATCTGTATTTGCGTTTTGAAGGGGGTTATATCTTAGTCTAAAATTATTCACACAAATCTTTGATTGGTTGAGCGGTTACCGCAACAGATTGGTTTATGTTACTAAATGGTGTTGATTGTAAGAATAATATTTGTGAAAACGGATAATGAGCATCATTTAAAAACGGATAATCAACACCGTTTCCATTTTCAAAAACACCATAATCCAAGATTGTTCTCCATAACCAAGTGTTACGGTTTTGTGAAAAATATGCCCATGATGGTCTTGTATTAACATTTTGACCTACAGCCGCTGTCACTGAATCTGCAAAATCCCTTAACTTAACAGGATTGTGCGGTGCGTAAAAATAACCAGGTGGGTTATTACTTGTGAACATTTGAGTTTGATATAATGTATCATTAAACGTTATCTTATGTTTACAATTGGATATAACATATTCCATCTGTTCAATATCGTTATATTCACAAAAATCACCAGATAAAACATCATCAATTTTTAATGGTTGATTATAATAAAAGGTATATTGATTACCGTTTGATACTTTATTATATGAACTAACCGGTATTTCAACCAAGTTTTCATTATTATTTGTTTCCCACCAATCATCCAAACTATCCGAATGGAAATTAAATGACCAACCTTTTTGTAATCCATATTTATCAGTAATGGTTGGTTTTGGTTTGTTGAACCATCCGTAATATCCTTTATTAACAATTGTTACAAATACGTCAGTAATTGGTTTCATATTGTTATCAACCATTGTACTAATATTCAAATCTTTTTTGAATGTGAAACTAAATGATTGTGAGTTTTCTTTTATTGAAACTCTTTGTTGTAAATTTGGCGTAAGTGCGGAATATTCAATTTTTTGTTGGTTTGAAAATGGTACGTGTTCAAATCCCATTTTAGATACATCCGACTCATTTTCATTGGTTAAGATTTTGTGTAATCTAATATAATATCTTGATTTGCTTTCACCTGAATTTGAAATGTCTCCAATTCTTTTGAATGTACCCGAAACCCCATTTACAAATGTGGTTCCTGTATAACCAGGGTTGACGATTGAAAAACTTGTGTTTTCATTATCGTATCCTTGTTCACCTAATATATCAACCCTAAATAAACGATTACCATTGTAGTTGATTGATAATTCAACATATTGATATGTTCTTAAGTTGTGATTACCAGCACATCTGAAAGTAATATAGTTAACACCTTTCTGAACGGTATTAATAATTGTAAAAGGTATCCCTTCTTCGGCAATAAATGTTAATGGTGTACCATTAATTTGTTTATCAACATATGACATTTTTTGTTTGGTGTCAGATGAAAATGGATAACTTAAGTAAACCCCCCAATTATATGTTGAAGCACTTTGTGGTTGTAAAACATTGTGAGGATTTTCAACATCGTTTCTAATAAAATTAAATTCATTATACTGTGGAAGTCCTCCCCACTTTAAACCAAATGTGTCTTTAACTCTTTCAAAATTGTTAAATAAAATTTGATTGTTTTGTACAACAGATAATGGATTTGTTAGATATAGGAAATTTTTATATCCATCATAATCAGTTGTCCCTGAAATAATATTTGAAAATATGTTTGATATTTTTCCACCGATTCTAAATGTTGTTGATGCTTGTCTTTCGACTTCAGTTTGTTCCGCAGCATTAATATTTCTACTTCTATCTGAATCTATTAATTGTTTTCGGTCCCCAACAAATTCAACAGGTAAAGATATTAACCTTTCAGAGGCACCTTTGTATCTAAGGTTACCTTTAATAATTGTTATATCATTTTGAATGTTACCCATTATATATTAATTAGATTTTTAGTTACAAATATGTCAAAAGCGGTCTTACCTTTTTTCAATCCAAAATAGAAATGATAAGGAGCTCCAACTACAATTTTATTACTAGTATTTAATGGAGGTGTTGTGTATCCTATGTATTTAAAACCAGTTACATTACCATTAACATCTTTTAAAGGTATTGAGTTATAAATATAACCAGGTCTTTGCCCTGTTGGGTGTTTTACTTCACTTGCGAAATATGTACTATCATTTAACCTGTCAATCCCTTGATATGGTGTGACATAGAAATCTGATGGGGATGTTAACCAATTATTCATTTCACCACCAAAAATACTTGGTGACGGTGCGTCACCTTGTTTAATTTCCCATCTATACATTGGTACTTGTTGTGTTTTATGCCCAAATGTGTTGTAACCAAATTTTGTTGGTGTGTCTATAAATATTTCACGACCAGGTGAAATATAATCCCTTGTTTCCGTATCAGAACTAAAGAACACACCAACAACAGGTTTTGGGCTTGCTCCGTAAAATAAATTCTGTTGACTGTATGATTCAGGTGAAAAAGGCACAACTCCCATTTCATTGTTAATACTATTTAATTGTGCAAAATCACCATCAATTTTTTGTGCTGGTCTACTAAATAATTCACTAATAGATGAATCACCCAAACTTAAAAGTCTATCTAAGAAACTTGCGTTGGTTAATCTACTAACAATAAAAAATTGTACTAAATCACTAATTCCCTGAAATGATGTTGCCTCTAATCTATCTAACACATACCCCTGAAATTCAGGTTGAGCACAAACATTTTTTATTATATTATCTTTTGGACCTAAATCCACAATGGTTGTTGGATTACCTAAAAAGTATTGATTACCAAAATTATCGGCAACTTGAGTATTTCTCATTCCAACAAAGTCACCATTGTTTTCATTGAAAGGTGATGAACGATAAAAGAATGAATTGTTTTCTTCTTTAAAAACCAGTTTTTCTTTACAATAAACATACGTTGGGTTTGTAACTTCAATACCTGGGTATATCTTGTCATTTTGGAAACCTGGCATATATAAAACACCATTAATCCAATTGTTTGTAAATGTCATGCCAAACACATTTCTACAAATTGCAAAACCCATTAAGAATCTTGATTTCCATTCTGCAAATGATTTTAAATCAGCGCTGATTGCCAAATCTTTGGCAACTAAAGTATAACACCCATTTGTTATAATTGGGTATTCAGTATCACCACCGGTATAATAAACAGAATCTTCTTTTGGTTTAAGCGTCATTTGGTCTGGTGGTGTTTGTTGATAAGCACCTAACGGAACAATTGTATTACAACTAAAACTACTCATAACTGATGTTGTACTTGTTCCATATGATTGTTCAAAATCAACAGAATCGTTTGTAGTATAATCAGAGTTTGAAGTTACACTACCTTCAATTTCAGATGAAACACCATTATCCGAAACAACATAAACAGCAAAAGCCTTATTTTGTGCAAAAACAAATCTATCATCAAATGAGCTTGAACGTGGTAATCTATCCGACCTCATGATAATTTTAGTACTTGTTGACATATTAAGAGTAATTCCTGTTGAATAAACATCGCTATTATACGTAACAAATCCAGCTCCACCTGTGTTTTTTCTTGCCATTAATCCACCACCTTCAACATATTCATTAGTAAAATATCCATTTGAATTATTTACCACGTATGTATTTGGTCCCGCCCATGCACCTGATGGTACACTTTCTCCCGCCGCGTAATATCCACTTATTTGTGTACCAATTGGATTGTGAACTAGGTCGGTAGTATTATCTGAATCATGTCCACTATCAAAACTTGAATATAATGAGTGGTTGTGTGTTGTATAAGCACTGTACTTAAATGAGCCACTACCAATTGATGGTGTAAACACATATGATTGATTGAATAATGTAACATTATTATTAACCAATGAATCATGTCTAAGGAGAGTTAAATTTTCAGCTATTGGTATGTTTAATTTATAATTTGATTCAACAACCATAGAACCATCAACAAGTCCAAATGGTTTTGAAATATCTATTTTTGTTTTTTGTCTTGTAGTATATGGGTCAACTCCCTTCATTAAGATTATCACCCCTAAGTTTTTATAATTTTCAATTTTTTGTAGTGGTGTTAATGGTTTTGGAGGATTCTCATTTTTTGTATCTTCACCTTTTTTATCTTTAACATCCTCATAATAAACAGTCATCTGACCATTAATAATTCTATTGTAAAAACTACTGTTATATAATTCGGTATCAGGTGTTTTTGAATTAACAATTTTTTGTATTTCACCTACGGTAGTTGCTGTAACCACTTGGTGATATTCAATATCAGATGGAAATGTGTAACTACCAATACCGTTATATAATGTTTGGGCAATCTGAAATGTTTTTGTTTCAGTGCCACTACCGTCAGGATTTGCATAACTAATATTTAAAGGAGTTGTACCTGAGGATATTGTTGTTCCCGTTACTGAGTAATTGTTTAACCCATTTTGTACTGTTGACGCACTTAAAATATTCACATCATAAGTTTTAGCCAAACTAACAAAAGATATTAAACTTCCTGTTTGAAATGTTGTTAAAGCGTCTGAGTCAACTAAAAAGACCATTGGTTGGTCTTCATAAAATGAATTATTATTTAAAGCGTAATTTGGATAAACTTTAATTCTATTAGAACCGCCACCAGGTAAAGTGTTAAAATAATGTCCTTTTGTGTTATATAGATTAATCCTTTCGGGGATTGGTATTTCGTTTCTACTCCAATAATATTCTTCAGCTGCGTTATTATAATATGGTGTACGAGCAAAGTTTTTAGTGTCTACAGTATCATTACCCGCAAATACTTCACCATATCCAGCATTTTTCTTAATTGATAATATATCTTCACCATCAAATGGTACATAAGCTCCGGGTAGATTTACATCCGCCATTGGTGAAGAATTGACATCACCATTACCTAAAGTATCTATTGCAAAGTTATTATCCCCTGATGTTCCACAATCACATGTTGAACAATCGGGGTATGTAATCATTGGTAGATTAAAGGATGGAAATCTAAATTTCTTAATTTTATTAAATAATATTGTTAGTGTTGCCGCGGCGGCAAACCAAGCTATTGCTTTGGCAATAATTGGTGCTAAAAGTACGAACGCAGCACCAAATGTTGCAGCGCCCACAAGACTAGTTCCCGCAGCGGTAATAACTTCATTAGTTCCGTTAACAATTGATAGAGTAATTAATCCAAGTAATATTACAGGTGCGAAGGTATTCCATAAAAATTTAACAATATGATATACTATAATAAGTAAACCACCAATAATTCCAAATATTTGGAATAAAATTGAAACTATAAAATATAGTAAATCAAAGTTTCTTACTCCGTCATTAATTGGAAATTTATTTACTTCTGAATCACAACTTCTGTCTAATATTTCTTTAATAGATAAGAATCTACTTCTATTAGTTCCTTTCCTATACTCATCAATTAGTTGTGCGGTTGTATAAACTTTGTTATAATTTAATTCATAGAAAAAATCTTGACAACCAATGGCTTCGTTTTTATTAGGGTAATCATCCCAATCTAATGAAAAGGCGTATGACCTTTGAAATAGTGAAAATTTATAATCGTAACTATTAAAATTAATAGTTATTGTTTGTGGTGTTTCAATTACAACTCCGTTAACAACGGTTGTGGTTGTTTTTTTCTCAACAGTGATTTCTAATTTGTCAATTAAGTTTGGTAAATCAACCCATTTTGAAGTGTCGGTAACATCATTAATTTTATACGTTATGTTTTTATATTCACCTAAAATTGAACTGATTAATAACGCTCTTCCACCTGAACCAAAATCAGATGATGTAAAAGTTTTTGTTTCAATTAATTTAGTGTTATCACCAAATATTGGTGAAAATGTTGTAGTCTCATCACTTTTAGTTGATGGGTCAACATCGCCATCCCACCCATATTCTCTAATGTTTGGAACCAAAAAGTTTCCACGTAATAAACTACCTTTTGGATTAAAAACAGAAAGATTTAATAAGTTTGGACCAATAATACTACTTGATGTTTGTATTGCCCCAACTTCCTTTTCACCTTCATTTGTTTTAACCTTAAATCTATATTTACCCTTTGTTGGAATACCAACACTTGGGTTATCTGAAAATATTAATTCACCAAATTCATTTGTTGTTACATAATCCAAGTTCATTGGTACATCAACAACAAAGGCACCATTTTCATCAATTACTTTACCACCTTGTTCTAATTGATATTGTTCTAATATTGGGTCACCATTAAGATTGGTATTTATTGTTTGTCTTACAGCTAAAATTCTACCAGGTCCAGCAACCATACCACACAAGTCACCTTGTTCTGAACTTGGTTTACAATTGTTCTTTATCATCACAGAATCATTAGATGTCATGATTGAACCCATGAAAGTTGCGGTAGGTTCAATTGTGATATTTGATTCTCTTAAATCAAAATCAACTCTTGTAATTCCAACATCACAAACATCTCCTGTTCCCCAAAATGAAGAAACTGAAATACTTCTTCTTTGATTAACAATCTGTGGTAATGATGATAAATCAACTGAACTTTTAAATTGGTTACCGTCAAACTGTTTTGAGTTACCAAGATTCATTCTAATTAAATCTGTTGGTCTCAATGAGAAACAACCCATGTCTGATAAATCCAAATCCAACATTACTTGTTGATTTCCTAAAGGAACGCCAACAATCATGTAGTCACCTGATTCGTTTGTCTTTACAGTGTACTTGTAATATTTTTCATATATTTGTAATACCTCAGTTCTTGTTAAAACATCATCCCTTGTTGGGAAAGTACCTGTGGCTGCGTGTCCTTCATATGAAGGTGTATACGGAAGTAAGTTATATCTATAACCGTCTTCATTTTTATCCGTAACATTCTTATATGGATATAACGCTGATATTACAGGGTCATTTTGGTCAACAGCATCAATTGGTACAAACACAGATACTTTCGCATTTGGTATACCGTATCCACCGTTGGCAACAACACGACCAACGACAACACCGTAGTCAGAACAAAAACTTCTATACACATCAGATTGTGTAAGTTTCAAAGAAAGAATTTCCAAGAAATCAAAATCTTGGTCAACTTGTACTTTGATTGTTTTGTCAGATTGAGTACTATTTCCTACTGATGTTCGTATCCTATAACTTTTAGGCATAATTGTTCTTTCTCATAAATAGTTAATCTCTTATTTTACAAAAATAGTTGAAGTAATTTCCTTGTGAAGGTTATTGTTTTACACGGACACCGATATCTGTATTGGAATATCTGATTTGATAAAATTCTGTTGGTTCTGCGTAGATAATATCATCAATTAACTTAATTTGTTTTGTGGTTGAATCTTCGTATTTTTGTGCTGTTTGTGATGATGAGTACTTGCCACCCACTCTTCCAAACACCTTAACATCAGATATATTAACAACACCCTCAATATTTTGAACTATACTTTTAATTTCAGATATTAAAACATTTTGGCCAAATTCTCTTGCTTGTGGTATCATATAATCATTAACCTTTGTAATAACATCAGAAATGATTGAGTTTTGGTTTGTATTTTTTGCAATAGAAATATAAATTTCAAATGCTAAATCAATAACTTTACCAGTTGTAACACTAATATAGTCATTCATCATTCTGTATTTTGATAAATAATTTGCAACATTATCTTTTAATACTGTTGGTACATTTTGTGTCATTTTACCATTAGTATCCTGTGTTAATAATACAACATTTATTTTGTTATTATTTTCTATAATACCTACTTTAGCTGGTATTCCGAATTGTCCTGGCATTTTTTGTATTAAAGAATAATAGTCACCAATTGTTACCGCTCTGTTTTGTGATGAAAAATTAAAAGTAACCAAATTTCTTACTTCTTCAACCGATGGTGGATTTGCTCCGCCAATAGCTGCAGTTACGTTGGTACATTGAATTGAGTTTCTAACAGCGTTCGCGATTTCAACAGACGCTCCATTAACATCAAACAATACATTACCAACAGTATTGATAACATTGACACCAACATTACTTTCAAGTCCACCACCAACTCTATATTGAATAAATAAAGTGGTATTAGGTGTTGGGATATAACCCAAACTTAAATTATTTTGATAGTCATTAATTCTTAGTGGTACACCTGTTTGTGCAAAAGAAGCTAATTGGTCATCAGCGGATGTATTACCACCACCAAATGTTAACTTTAAAAAGTTTTCAGGTGTAAACTCAGTAATAAATTTATTGCTAGTTTTAAGATATTTTCCAACACTAATATTTGATTGGTCAGTTGTTTTTCCCGGTTCAGGAATAAAAACAGTGTCTTCGGCTAAAGCTTGGACTTCATACCATTTACCAACAGGACTTAAAAATTCTTGGTATGCTGGAACATTATTATAGGTAATACCATCTTTTTGTATAATTGACAAAACATTAACAACATTTCTTTCAGGTAAATATAAACTTAAAAATGGTGTTGCATCTGCCGATGTAATAACTTTCTTGAATACTTTTGTAATACCATTAACAACTACTTCTCTTTTTACGATATTATAACTTTGGACGTTGTTTGACTCATCTAAAATTGGTATTACTTTTTGGTTTGCAATTCCTGATGAACTAAATGCTGAAGAGAAATCAATATCATTTGGATTTTCAAATGTTTGTCCCGCACCAACAAATTGTGAACCCGCTTTTAATACACCCATATATTCAGGGTTTGGTCTATCACCAAATACAGGTACATTAATACTAATGTCACAAACTGCTATTGATGGTCTATTACCAGGTATTTTTAAACCATAAGTTCTTGCAATGTTATAAATTGAACTTCTTTGTTTGGCAAATTCAAGAACCGTCTCTTGAATACTTCTGTCAATATGATAATGTAAGTTATCGGTTACGGCAGCGTTTAAATCCATCAATACAGAAAAAATTGATGCGTCATTAAAATTGTCAATTAATTCAGGATAATACTGTCTAGTATAATCAATAAGTTCTTGTCTTATAGCCGCGAAATCTCGGACGGTATAGGATATTCTTTTCTCAGCCATTTATGTTAAATATTTATAATTACAAAATCTTTTGTTTGAAATGCGTTATCGCTAATTGTATAATCAATTCTCATTTTAGCTGTGTACTCTGAAGTGTTTCTACCGGCAACTCTATAAACACCATTTCCTAAATTTTCCGTGTTTAAAGTACCAACTGATTCATACTCATCATATGGTAAAACAATAATATCATTAATAATTAAATTAGGAATATACTTACTAACATTATCTCTGATATCATCTTTAATTGATTCAAACGTAACACCATCTAATGGTTCAAAAATAAATTCATAAATTTTAGTACCAAAATCAGGTAAATAATATCTACTACCTTTTCGGGTTAAAATCAAATGAATTAAATTACTTCTTATTTCTTGGTCAGGATTTTGAGACAAAGAAAGGTAATCCCCCTTTAATGAATCATTAAAAGGAAAATTAATACCATAAGTTACACCATTAGCCATTGTCTATAAATATAGTTGTATTCCCTTTTTTGTGAGCAGGAAAAAAAGGACAATGTCTACAACCATTACCACAACAACTACCCCTTCTTAAATGAAACTCTTTTGTGAACACATAAATTCCATTTTCAATATAAAAATCAGAAGGGAGAAGTTTTTGACTTCCCCCTTCCGAATTATTCATAGTTTTATTTTGATTACTTGATTTCACAAGCTCCACCAACACAAGCCAATTCACCACTCAAATCTGTGTTGTCTTGTAATTCAACAACTTTTGATAAGTCAATTGACTGTAGTTTAGAGAATAATCTTTCATATTCTTCTTTAGTACAATCCTCAAACGGTGCTTGGATATAACTGCCACCATCATGAGGTAAAACTGACAAACCATTATAGAAGTCACGATTTTCCCAAAACCACTCACCTGCCAATTCCCAATCTTCGTTTTTCAAACTGATTGTTGCTGATACGTTGTGTGTGTTTGAACCAGTTCTGTGACCAGGTCTAACCCATTCTTGTGTAATTTTCTTAACACGGTCCAATAATTGGAAAGGTGATTCTGTTCTTAAAATTGCTCCTTCAGGTGCTTTTTGTGGAACTGAAATAACCGCAGTATCATGTGGTCTAAAATATTCATCTTCAACCAACTCAGGGTGATACATCGCTAAGTGTTGGTAAATAGCTTCGTTCTTACCTACACGAACTCTACGAACATAATAGTCGTTGTGCCATGCGTGGATACCTGAAGATGTTCCCAATGTCAAAGATGTAGTTCCTGCTGGTTTTACAGTAGTTGTACGAGCTGATTTGTTAATACCAATCAACTCAGCAACTCTTGCATTTTCTTCTTTAACAAGTTTAGCTGCTTCTTTCATGTTATAACCTAATACAACACCCGAACCAATACCTGTCATAGATACTCCAATCAATGCTTCTTTTTCAGTTGTACGTTTCCATACATCTCTCAAGTAATGGAAATCAGTATATCCTGCTTGAAGTGTTCCGATGAACGCCGCAGCTTTAACACGGTTGTTTAAATCTTCTTGTGATTCAATGTCAGAAACATTTACCTCACATAAGTTACAGAATTGGTTTGGTCTCAATGCAATTTCACAACATGGATTAGTTCCCCAATCTTTATCATTTGTAAAATAGATACCAGGTTCACCAGCTCCTGATGCTTCAACACGTTTCCACAAATCTAAGAAAAATTCTTTTGTGATTTTGTGTCTAACCAATGCTGCAGAATTGTTTGCTCTACCTCTTTGTGGGTTTGTTTCCCACCATGTACCTGACTTACAAGAAATCATTTCTTGGTCATCAGCGCTGAATAACGAAATCAAAGCTGCTCTACGAATACCACCAGCAAGAACTGCGTCAGCAATGTGACATACCATATCGTGAACTTCAATTGGTGTCATTTTATCACCATCTTCTTTTGCGTCCAACATACCTTTTAATTTGTGAAGACAATCTTTCAAAGGTTGTGGTCCTGGTGCTTTACCACCTGATGTTACAAGTTGAGCACCTTTTGGTCTAATATCTGAAAAATCAAATTCAGGTGTTGACAAATTTTCACCAAAGTAAGATTTCATTAATACTTTGATTGCGTCTGCCCAACCTTCAATTGAATCTCCAACTAAGAATCTTCTTGTTCTATTTGTGTTAGGTTTTCTAATTTCAGGTAGTTTTTCTACGTGATGTTTCTGTACTGAATAACCAACACCTGTTCCACCTAATAATAAGAACATACTTTCAGCAAATGCGTCTAAGTGGTCAATCGGTAAATAAGCACAGTTGTAAATTCTGTTTGGTGAAATTTCAATTGGTTTACCTCCAAATTGCATTGAGCGCATTGATGGTAAAACTTTTTTATCATAAACATACTTGTATACATCAACTATTTCACCAGCTAATAGTGGGTATTTTTTGATGTGCATGTTCATGTTTCTTGTTACTAACTCTTCCCACGTTTCTCTCCTGTTTACATCAGGTAAGAATTTAGCGTATTTCATATACACCGTGAGGTCTGACAATATCTTTTGTGATGCGTCCATTTTTTTGTTTTCTTCTTGTTTAAATTTTAATTAATTGTTTGTTGTTGTTTTCTTTTTGCCAATAGTTCATTGACTCTGTTCCTATTTCGTTCTTCTTTTTGTTCTTCAAGACCCAAGAAAGTTACTGAACTTTCTGTATCAATTTCCATGAGTTCATTGTCAAATTTACAATTTTCAAACACGACACCATCTCGTCCAATTCTTGATTTGGTAATAGCTATTGTTGCGAGTTTCATTTCTTTTTGTTGTAAACTCTTTGCAACTGTTATGATAACGTGTCCTACTTGTGCCTTTTTAATTGAACCACCCATTTGGTCAGTAGTAACAACATCTGATGATATTGAACTTCTGTTTCCTTGAGTTGCAGTCCATCCTGCTACGTCCAATTCGTGACACATTGATTCAAATCCTCTCATCACGGAACCTTCACTTTTCCATTCATCCCCTAAGTTTTTGTCAGGAACAACACAATCAATATAGTCTAAACTAATCATATCTATTTTTGTTCCTTCCGCAATCATCTTTCTAATTTGATTTTTGATTTGACTCATTGTTAAGGTGTCAGAAGCATATTTTTTCAAAATCAACCTGTTTGTTGTATTTTCTTTAATATCTCTAACTTTTTCCATAACAACATCTTTTTGGAATGAAAGTTCATCAGGGGCAATTCCTGTCCAAAGTGTGAAGTGTTTTCTTTGGATAATTTTTGGGTTGTCTTCAAAGAATATTTGAAGAACGTTGTAACCTAAATTAAATGCGTGGTTACAAATTTTTGTTAGTACTGTTGTTTTACCAACACCTGTAGGTGCTAAGATTACTCCCAATTCTCCTTTTGCCAATCCACCTTTCAACAAATTGTCAATACCGATAATTCCCATTGGGATTGGGTGTCTATAATCTTCATCTAACACTTGGTCCAAATTTGTGAATACATCGTGTTCTGCTTCGTCAATTTCACCAACCTGAAGAGCTTTATTAACCATCTCTTCTAATTGGTCATAACTTTCAAAGTCACCTTTGTCAATAATCTTTTGAGCTTTGGTCATTACTTTTTGAAGTTCTT